AGGTGTCCAGTCGGTACGTGTTGAAGTGATAGCCGCTTGTACACGGCGTTCGCGGGACTCGTCCGCGTCGTCTTTAAGCCATAGCCACGCGGTAGACTCGCCGATGTTTAGACGGTCTACCAGTAATGGTACTTGTGACGCTTTATTAGGTGTATTACTCACTGGTTTGGTTCTCCATACTAGCCGACTCGCCCGCTAAACCTGCATAAGCGGCCATGTCTTCGTAATCGTCTGCGGTAAAGTCGCCCGACACGCTGCGTGCCATTTTCAACATCACCATAAATCTCCAGCCTTGCGTCTCGGTAAGGTTAGTACCTTCAAGCGCGTTAAATGCTTCGACGCAACGTTTCATAGAGCGTTCACCGTCTTCGGCGTCTCGCTGACTGGCGCGGTCTTTCATATGCCCAACGCCTTTCTCTAGGAACTCGTGCGCAGGGATACGACCCGCAGCCGTGTCGAAACGTGCCGCTGTGATAAGTTGGTCGGTGGTAACGCCTGACGCGTTCAGAGTGTCGTAGTGGATAACGGCGTGCGTACCTTCACTACTTACGCCTGTAAGTGTGCCCTTTTTAATTTGCTCTCTTAGCTCATCAATGAAATCAGGATCGCTAAAATCACAGTGAATATTTCCTAGCATTCTATTTCGCTCCTAAAAATGCGGCACGACATGTACCGCTTATTAAATCTAATATTACACCGTGTCGGTGCGCTTGTCTACAGTAGCGGATCGACAAGTTTACGCGCTTCCGTGATGTAGTAATCATAATTGATAGTGGACATGTCAAAGTCGTCCATTGTGTTACACACGGTCGCTTGCCAACCTTTCGCAAAACTGGTGCGGCGTTCGGTATGTTTCGACTTTGCTTTCGTGTGGATACGTTCGTCCCATAGGATGCAATCATCATCCCACGGGTGTAACACACCTTCATGCGTAATTCCGTCTTTACCTGGAACACCACCAATAGCGTCAAGGTTGTCAGCGCGTAACTGTAACGACCGCACCACGTCCTCATACTCCGCATCACTCACACCCGCTTTACGTTTCCACGTCCCGACCTTGGCACCCTTGACAGGTGGTGCGATCTTAACGAGCTCGACACCACCGTTTGACACGTAGTATCGGTTAATATTTTGCAGTTCGGTTTCGACACCGTCACACACCGATACGATACGGTTACTACGTGGTGCCTTAGCGTGTATGCAAAAATCAAGCGGATCAGTGTGACAACGAATAAACGTCTCAACATCCACACCATGAATTAGACACGCTTCAGCGGCCATTGGTACAACCAGTGCGCTGTGGTTCTGGTGCCATTGAACATCCGTACCGCCTGTGTGACGATTCGCTCGCCATGCGTACGCGCCTTTGTTCTTCAGTCCGCCGTAATCGGTTAGGCTCAGATAGTTGTTAACGTCACGTACTGACATCTGAGTATAAATAGCTTCTTCGAGTTCCAGACCCGTGTCGGCTTCCCACTCTTTCCAATGTTGGTTTAATGTCTCTTTATACTCACGAGGGATACGCACCGTCAGACCGTCTGTGTTGACCTGAATCATTTCACATTCGGGAATCGTCAGTAATCGCTCGGCCAACATGCACAGAGACAATTGACCGTTAATGGTGATAGTCATTGTGAACTGTGGATCGTAGAAGGGACTGAACTGCGAATTAGATTTACCATAGGCACCGTTTAGCGCCAGTTTTAGCGCCATGTTTTCTGGTGATCCTTTCTTGTGCTTTTTACGTTCGTGAAATATCTCGTTGTAAACGTCACAAAAAGCTTCAGGCAAGTGTGCAGGGCGAAGACGGTTAACGATCGCAAGGTTCGGGTAAAATGACGTTACATCAAGGTCAACAATCATGTAACGGTCGTCACTGCGTACTGTGCGCGACTCAATTGAACCGTGGATACCGCCTAGACCGAAATCATAACTAAACCCGTTGATCACCGCTGACACGTCTTTGAACACACCTTTAGTCTCTATGATCACTTGACTGCGGAACCAATTCAGAATGCGGTTAAACTCAGGGTGTGAGAAACGCACATAAGGCAGAATGATGTCGTTAACATTGATTTGATTGCGTGGTGTACCTCGAACTTGACGACGACCCGACGAATAGTCGTAACAGCTACCCGGTGCAACGTCTTCCATTTTCATGATAAAGATGTCTTCACCGATTTTAGTGTCGTTGTGGTTAGTGAAGTTCTTACCGTACTTTTCACCTAGTGATTCACGCAGGGCGATGTCGCCTTCACACTCGTTAAGAAACATCATAGTTTCTTTCACATCGTGACGGTTATAGACGATTAACGGATCGAACTGCTCAGGTATAAGATGGTCGCCGACTTTGTAAGGTAGATCGCGTATATCGTTAGCTCCACGATTAAATTCGATTTGTTTCAGACTGGTCATTTTGGCGACGTTATCAAAGTGTTTAATTTTGAACAGGTCGATCTGTTTAAAGACCATGTCGCGTTCCCACACGATGTAATCAAAACGGCGACTCGAGTTCATGGAGTTGATCACTTCTTGCGCATAGGCGTAAATCGACTGTGCTGTCGGTGATTCGGTGCGTTGCAATATCCAGTGAATGACAGGGTAGTCGAACGCTAGATTATTGTAACCGACGCCTTTTACGTCAGCCTCGCCTAGCATTGCGATCCAGTCGCACATGGTTCGCCATTCATTTTTGCGCGTGGATATTTCAAAAACCCACTCTTTACCGGTTTCTCGGTGGATGAAATAAGCCGTAAATATGGTCGGATACGTCTCAATATCGTAACCAACGATTAAATTATTATCCATTGTGTCACTCCTGCCGCCCGTAAGCGGTTATAAAAAAGGCGACCGAAGCCGCCTAGTATTTACCGTTTTGTGGTTATTGTGGTACGACGCCAGGTTGGCTTAGGAAGTCGTGAGCAGGTTGTACGCCCGTCGGTGCGGCTGCTACTGGCGCAGAGACCGGAGCCGCTACGGGTGCGGGTGCTGCCTGTTCTTCCCAACGTCCCTTGCCTTGTGATACCAACATGTCTTCAGTCCATGCGGCGTCGTGCGCTTGGTACTGTTCTTTCGTGATCGTCGGATCGGTGTGAACGTAAACCTTAACCGGTGCGACAGGTGCCGGAGTCGATACGGCTTGCGGTGCTACGGCTTGCGGTGCAGGCGTGTGGCCGACTGGTGCCGGAGTCGATACGGCTTGCGGTGCAGGCGTGTGACCAACTGGTACACCTCCCACTGGTGCCGCTGCTTGTGGGGCCATAGCGCCTTGAATACCTGCAAACGCGCTCGCTGCGTTAAAGCCGCCTTCGCCGACAATTTCTTCACCTGGTCCCGCGTACATCAAGCCGTCAAGGTTCTGATACATGCCTGCGTTAGTGTTCACCGTTCTAGCGCCGTTAAACTTGGTAGACGCTGCAACAAAGAAGTAATCGCCGCGTTTAACTTGTTTAGACGTTAAAGGCATACCATTACCGTCTACGACTGGAGGTTGACCCATTGCGTTGTAACGTGTGAATTTAATCAACATGTGACCCGCAGGGCGTGACGCGCTGCCTAACTTGGTAGGGTCTGCCGGTGCGTCACAGTCTTCAATCTTCCAGTTAAAGCCAGGTTGCTGACATAGTGCTTCGGTACACGTTGGATCTTGTGCCGCTGCGTTGTACATTGTTGCGTAGACTGCGTCCCACTCTGGGCCTTTAGGTACTGCGAAACCCATAAAGTAGTGGTGCTTACCTTCGTCAGCTAGTGGTGCGCCTTGGTGGTCTTTCGTGTTGATATCGAAGATTGAACCCATTACTAGACGTGCTTTGAATGGTGCGTATTGTACGTTTGACATAATTGTGTCGCTCCTATTTAGTGATTGGTTGTGATTGGTTGTTAAGGCATTTGCGACACTTAACTTGGAATTTATCAGATGTGCGCTTACACCCTTTCGTATTGCATGGTTTCGAACCCCACGTCATGTGTCGTCTCCTATCTGGATACTGATTTAAATCGCTCTAACAGTTCGGCTGCTTGAGCTGGTCGTTTATCTGACATCGGTGCGAGTTGCTTACCGGCGTCGGGTTTTTCTGTGAACATTTCGACAAGTTCCTTATTGACTCCCACGTTTTCCAATTGTGAAGGGCTCAACAATTTCGGGTCGTGGTGTAACAGGTTGTCACTATAGCCGAACGTACGGGCGGTTTCTACAAAGGTACTCGGATCGGTGATGCGTCGCTGCACACGTTTCGATACAAGTTTGTAACCTGGTACAGTTACCGCCTGACGGTCGGCTAATTGGTACGCGTAAGCGTCCAGCGCTTCCTTGCGCGCTTTTACGGTTTTGGTCAACGTGGCCAATACGTCTAACTCAAAACTCATTTCCTGCGGCGTTTGCGTTGCGGGTTGAGTACGTAATGACTCTTGCAACGTTGCGCCTAATCGCTTGTTATACTCGGTTAACGCGGGGCAAGTGTGCGCTGCTCGACAACCTCGACAGTGGACGCCCGGTACTGCAGGGCTGTTTCCCGTCTGGATTGCTTCAGAGGCCGCACGCATTCTAGCGCCTAGCTGCTTTAACTCGTCAACGTCAAGGCTCCACGACTTGATCGGCTCGTCACCAAATACGTT